ACAGAGTTATTTCCATTAACTCCTACACTTCCTCCAGCTCCTACTGTTATAGTATAACTTGAACCATACGCAATAGATAATGTGCCAGTTTTCATACCGCCTGCACCACCGCCACCTGTTGATTCACTAGAAACTGAACCACCGCCACCACCACCGCCAGCAACTACAAGATATTCAGCATCAACATTTCCGCCTCTCCACAAAAGACCATTGATAGTATCTGCTAATTTCCATGCACCTTTTCTTCCAGATGTTGGATATGAACCAATAATACCGCCTGTAGGCATTAGCTAATTTCCTCATAAGACACAACAATTTCCAAGTCACTATTAGCAGAAGCCAATGCTGTAATCTTATCGCCTTCTTCAAGATATATGTGTCGGCTTATTAAGTCTAAACTTGCATCAGCAGGTACAGTAATTGTGTTTGCTATTTTATAGGATGTTGTATTATCTGCATTATAAAAAGCTACTGTAACGTCAGCGTTATTTGTTCCATCAACATTTGAGACATAAATAGTATTTACTTTAAATACTTTTCCACTTGCTGCTGAATTAGTCACAATATCTGCACTACCTGTAGTAAGGGCTGCTCCTGTGGTTTTTCCTATAATTGTAGTTACATTAACTATATTGGGTGCTGCCATACTATCCTCCAAATACTATTGCCATAGCAATAGCTTTTCCTGTTGTTGTTCCGCCTAAATTAGATAATGCTGTTGCTGCTGTAGTGGCATTAGTACCACCATTAGCAATAGGTAGAGTTCCTGTGACGCCTGTAGTCAAAGGAAGTCCTGTAGCATTTGTTAATGTTGCAGATGCTGGAGTGCCTAAAGCAATAGAGTTTCCACTAGCATCTAAATATAAGCCTTTTTCAGCAGGATAAGTAACAAATACGTTTTTAGTACCTGCACTAAAATTAACTGCTGTGCCACCATTACTAGACTCTAGGATAGTATCACGAGATAAAATAGTGCCTGAAGATGTATATGTGCCTAGACCTACTTCCCATTCTGTAGTGCCTTGACCAACAATAGCATAATAAGTAGTATTAGCATTACCGATAACTGAAAAGTCTTGAAAGCCAGATACAGCACTACCTAAAGTAAACGTACCTGTGCCTGTAGTGGTCGCTGTAACCTGAACTCTATCCTTGACGACTAACGCCATGGTTTATCCTTAAGCTAATGTAACTGAAAGGTTGCCTGATGAAATTTTGAAAATATCACCAGTATCAATTGTTTTAGATGTATCTAAAGGTGAATGGTAAAGTAAGTTACCACCTGTAGAAGCATCATTAATACCAATCCAGCCTACCGTTCCCCATGAAGCTGTTGCTGTTGGGAATGTCACGTCTGCAGAGTTAGTAGTTACGCCATTAGAAGGTGCAGCAAATGTTACTGCTGTTCTAGCATATGAACCACCAGTTACTTCTGTACCTGAAGCATCATCATTAGGGTTTGAAGTCCATAATGATACATAAACTGTTGTAGGTGCTGTGTAAGATGTTGCTCGTAGAGTTACGTTAATTAAAGCGTTCTCTAAATAGTTTGACATTTCTGACATAATTTTTCCTTAAGCTGTTGTAATTGAAAGATTACCAGTGTACTCACTAGAATCGTCTGCTGCTGTTAATGAATTTACACCCCTATCGTATAATGCAGCCCAAGTTTGCACTCTTGCGTCATTCATAAGATATGGTTCTGCCTCACCTAATGTTGCGTATAACAATAAATCTTGGCAATTAGCTAAAAATACATTAGATGAAACTGATGAGCTTAAATATGGCGGTGCTGCATAATAAAGCATATTTAATGTGTATGTTGAATCTGGAATAGGTGCAAATTGAAATTCTGCTGCTAATACTGTATATTTTGTAGGTACGCCTGATTCTGTTGTTCTGGCGTTAGTAAAGAAACTTGGATTGCTTAAATATTCAATAGTAGATACAGGTGTAGTTTGCAAATATAACCCACGCATAGCCAAAAAGTCACTAGGGAGTGCAACTGTTTTATCACCAGCTGTTGTGGTAGTAGTAACAACTTTAAGCATAAATCTTGCACGAAGATCACGTCTTAATCTATTTTCTGCTAATTGAATAAAATCTGGGATTTGTGTTGTTAAGTCACTACGAGCCAAGTAATCAGCTACTGTAGCTTTTAGGTCTGTGTAATTAGTAAATGCCATTATACTGTGCCTTCTCGTGTTCTAAACACTTTGTTATCTGGGTCATTAAGAAATTTTCTAAATGCTTTTTGGTCTATGACATGGAATCCACGCACAATACCTCTTTTGTTTAATTCGTCAAAGACAGTCATAGGAATACTAGCTATCTTGTTATCAAATATATCATCACCCCAACGAGTGTGTTTATCTGTATGTTTTCTTTGGTTGTAATTATTATCTATAATATCTGTAATGTCTTGTCTAGTTTCAATAACTAAACCACTATCAGTATCATGAACAACGCTTGTTCTAAATGTTATTGGTTTCATTCATTTGCCCTTTGCCTGTGAATTGAGTGAAAACAACTTTTACAGACAAGTTTATTAAAATGTTACTATAAAAAGAATAACAGAGGTGTAGGCATGACCTATCACCTCTGCACTCAATAATGGATAAAGTTCCATTAAACCTTTATTACTCTGCCAAGTCAGCAATAATTGCGTGAGCAGCTTGATTACGCACTTCTAGTGTATATTCTACTAAAAGTTGAGTTACATCAGCGTCACCAGATTTAGCCAATTCATTTGTTTGGAATGGGCGTAAATATGCAACTGCTGCGTACTCTGGATCAAGAACAAATGCTTGTTCACCGCTGTCACCAGAATCTGCAGTCATAAATCTGTTAGGTACAACAGATAATGTGCCGAAGTCTGATAAGTAAATGTCTGCTGCACCAATAATGGTTGTTGGTTTGTCACCAGTAGCCATATAACGTTGAGCTGCAACACCAGTAAATGCTGATACGTTTACTTTTTGTGTTGGTGTAGTCATAAGAACTGTTGGATTACCACCATTTGTAAACGCAGATTTAACTGCTGTTTTTAACATTGCTTCTGTGAAAGCTGCGTCTGTACCAGATACACGAGCTGTAGTGCCTAATGAACCAGCAGTACCGTTAGTGCCACCAACGTAGTTAGAATTTAACCATGTTTGTAGACCACCAAGTGTACGAGCTGTTGTAGCATTACCTGCTGATGCAACTGTGTTGCTTAAAAGTGCTTTTTCCATGTCACGTTTAATTTCAGCAGAAACTTTAGCTAATTGGTAAGCCTTTTCAGATTTACGACCAGCTTTGTTAATTGCTTCCATAGTACCAGAAATCTTAATCGTTTTAGATGAGATTTGAGTTCTGTTACCTACTCGTGTTGTTGGACTAATTGTAATGTCAGAAGCTGTGTCACCTTCAACTACAGCGTTAGCTGCTGCTGCTGCGAGTGAATCAGTTTGCCATTCGTGATATGTTGCTGTTGCTTTTGTCTTACCAATAGAACTCATAAATGGAGTTTCTGTTGGAGAAATGTTATAAATAACATCTGACAAATCTTCTCTATTACCAATAGAGGTATAGGTTTGATACGTTGCCATGATTTTTCCTTATTCTAAAAATTGTTCAAATAAAGCTGCGGCATCTCTTACTCTTCCAGAGTTACGCAACTGTGCTTTTTGTTTTTTAATTGTTTCTGTGTTGTTACTACCTGTAGACGATCCAGCCTTTAGCATCTTTGGTGCTTCAGAAACTTTCTTCGTTACAGCAGGTTTTGACTTTTGAAGTTTGTCATACATCATTGCCTTGTGTAATGTAACAACGTGCCTAGAGTCATAGACATTAGATAATTCTACGTCTGTGAAACCAAGCGATTTGCCATAATTACGAATCTCACTACGGAGGTTTTCGCCTTTAGCTGGGTCTGAAAACTCTGGTAAGACCTGTGTTAATTTTTGTGCTTCCTGTGCAACTCTATCTTGCATGGCACGAGCATTTTCAGATTGTTGCATTTCTGCAATTCTGTATTGTTCGGCTCTTATAGCATTGAGTTGTTCTTTCTTTTCAGAAAGTTCAGCAACTTTAACAGCATAGCCTATCGGGTCGTTTTCTTTGAGGTATGTTAAATCCTCATTAGGAGATTGCGAGACTATAAATTGCTCTATAGCTTGCAAACGTTGAGCGTATGTATCACGAGCATACTTGGCTTCCTCAATTGCTGCACGTTCAGCTTCAACAGCTTTACGTTGTTCAGCAACTTCAGTAGTTTTTTTTGTATAATCAGCACCAAGTTGATAACCTTTAATTAAATCGTCAAGGGTGACATCCTTTTCTTCGCCAGCAGCTTTTACTTTAAAAGTCTGGGGGAGCTCCTCTTCTTTAACTTCGGTTTCTTCTTGTTCTTCAGCTTCACCTTCTTCTGTTTCTACTTCTTCAGTTTGTGGCTCTGCTTCTTGAGCTTCTACTTGTTCAGTTTCTTGTTCACCTTCTAATTGCTCCGTAGAGTTAGCTGGGGTGTTCATTAGACCTTCAAAAGCATTGGCTGCTTGACCTACAGTAAGCGTGCCACTTCCAGAATCTTCTGGAGTCATGGTTGTTTCACTCATTTTTATTTCCTATAATCCTCTAGGGGAGGTAACCCATTTTAGAAATGTCTAAAATATCTTCCATGCTTTACTTTTAATGTCGCTAGTTTTAGCGATTGATTCCAAGTAAGACATAAGTTCGTTATAACAAGCTATTCTTTGATAGGCTTGTTCACGCACATCTGTTTGATCTGCATTAGAGTAGATGATGCGTTGTAATTGATTTTCTTGTAGCTCTTTAACTACAGCTTGAAAATGTTCGTCATTAAGTATGCTAGTAATAGCGTCTACTTTATTGGACATTATTATTTCCTTTTGTCATATTGTTGATAGTATTTAAAGCATCTACAATAGATTTGGTATTAGTGCCACGAGTTTGTTCTGCTTGGTTAGCAGCATCAGTTTCAATCTTCAATTGTTTAAGAGCTAGTTCAGTATTTTGTTTTAGTTCTTGTTGTTGAAGTTCTAATGCTTTGCGAGCATTATCTAATTGCATTTGCTCACGCTCTAACTCAAGTTTAGCAGCCTCTGTTTGAGCACGAATGACTGCTTTTTCACGTTCAACTTCAGCTAATACTTTTGCAGCTTCTGTATTAGGATCTAGTTTTTCTGGTTGAGGTTGTGAAAGTGCTTCATTTTGCTCTGGTGTAATTTCATTCATGAATTGTGCAGCATCTTTAAAACCAGCCATGTTAATAAACTTGGCTAATGTATTGCGATATTGCATTAAGTTCACTAATGGATTAGATAGACCATATTGCTGAATGATTTGCTCTTGTTTTTGCAAGATCATTTGCATAGTAGTTAATTGTTCTTGACGAGTACCTGTGCCTAAACCTACGTTAATAGATACATTATATTGGTTATTCCATTCACGAGGATTAAATGGTACAAATTTGCCATTTATACGAATTAAACGCTCTTTATCTTGATATTTGCATAGTAGGTGTAGAATTCCTTTGAAAAGGCTCTTAACGCCTGTTTCTGCAAAGATACGAGCTATTAATTCAAGCTTTCCTGCACTTGCTTGTGACATTGCTGACACAGCAGCAGCTGTTACGTTTTGTAAGATGTTAGGGTCTATACCATTTTGTGAATCTGACACACCTGTACGTCTTGCTTGTACGCCATCAAGGTATTCAAGCATTGGGAATGATCCAGATGTAGTAGGTTGTACAGTTAATGGTACAATAGCGTTAGGATTCTTCATTCTAACCACGCCACCTGCTGTAGATGTAAGTAAATCATCAAGATTTACCTGTCCTTCTACTGCACCAACACGATAATTATTAGTTAGGTAGAGGTTATCTAACATTTGTCTTAAAACAGTAGACTTAATAAGCTGTAAATCTAATGCACGATCAGCTAAAGACTGTCCGTAGAACTTATGTGGAATAGGAATTGGGCAAAGTGAGTGGAATGGGATGTAATCACACTCCATATCTTCTAAAACTTCGTTAGAAGCGTAAACAACACGTCTTAATTCAGCAATGCCATCATTATTGTAGTCAACTTTTATGTAACATTCGTAAACTTCTACGACTTCCATAGATTCATCTTGTGAACCCATGCTATTAGGTTGTTCACCACGAGAATAACGAGCAATTCTGTCTGGACTAAACTCTAAAGTGTCGCCAGATTGTAGAGTTTCAACGATATCTTTCTTGAATCCCATTGCAATTAACTCTGAACGAGTCATCATTCTGCGGTGAG